TCAGGCAAATTAGTATTTGCGACAGCGACTGGTTCAGCATTGTTTATAGAGTAATAAACGCTTGATCTGTCTGGATCTATAAAGAAAGTTGCAGTTACAAAAGTATCATCAGCAACAGTAGCTACAGCAGCTGTTGCAGTTTCTGTTGAGTCTTTTTCAACTACAAAGTCTAGATTAGTGTCTCCATCATCCTTTTTGAAAAACACACCATCACTTACTCCGTCAATAGCAGTAGTGTCAGTTATTGCTAAACCAATTAGCATATCTGATTCTGTAGCGTCACTAAGTTTGAATCTTGAAGAAAAGATTGCTCTTTTGCTTGTGCTTAATTTAAAAGATTCTCCTTTTAGTTGCAGTTCTTCAGAGTCATTATCTGCATCGTTAGTAGTGATTATTAGTGCACCACCCGCAGAACTTGTAATCTGAATTACTTCTCCGCTATCTCCACCACCATCAGTAGATGTGATAGTCCAATCTCCTGATGCGTATGTCATGAAATCATTGAAATACCCATAGTAAGTCTGGTCTGAAGGATAAGGTTGAAACATAGGTAAATCTTTTTTGCTTTTAGTAGCAACAGTATTACCCGCCCATAAAATTTGATTTTGAAAATGTGGATTAGCCATTATGAACTCCTTTGTTTGTATTAATGGAAACTGCGGATGCAGCCCTCATTAAGCTAATTGTTAAAAGTTTACTATGAGGCTTTTTCTAAAGCAATCGGAGTTTTTTTCTTTGCCTCAAGTATTTTTTCTCTAGCTTGATACAAAGCTTCATACGACTCTTTGATAACAGGATCTTTACCAAATAAATCTAATAAATCTTGGCTAACCATTTCTATTAAAGCTTGTGTTGTGGTTAGTCTACCGTTGATGTCCGTAATTTTTTTTTCTGTTGTCATTTCTTTATATTCCCTTTTTTGTCTTATGTCATAATCTAAATAGTTACTTATATTGATCATTTTTTTTCTTAAATCACTATAAGTATTCCAATCTCTAATTTCCTCTACTGTTCTACCACACCCCTGACATATCTCATCAAATGGAGCCATAGATGTAGAACATCTACCTACACATGGTGTTTGAGACAAAGAAGTTACGTCATGTATTGTATTCATGACACAATTTTAATCTTTTTTCTACTTTGTGTAAATTAAGGAAAAATAGGGGGCGTTAAAGCCCCCATATTTTCTATCGTAGTTGAGTAAAAAACGCTACGATAATTCGTTCTTTATGCTCCTTGAGAAGCGAAAACTGCTCTAAAGTTAGAGAACCCAAATGAGTATCTCTCTCTAGCTTTATATCTCATGTTTCCAGTATCGAAATCACCTTCTAATGCAGTTTGCATTGGAGATCTTTCAAAGTGTTTGAACCCATCAGGACAGTCAGTTTTAATAAAGTAAGCATCTGTATCAGTTAAGTAATGATTTACTACATAACCATCAGGAAGCATACCCATGTTTCTGATCGAATTGATGTCGTTGTCAGAAGTTCCAACTCTTCCAGGTGTGTTGATTAATCTGTCAGCCACAAATTGTAATTGTGGTGGAATGATTAACTTCATACCTCTAAGAGCTATAGATAAACCTCTGTCATCGGTAAACGTGGAAATACTGATCAAACTATCCTCTAGAGATGTTTCGTTCAAGTCAGCCATAGTGGTTGCACGATTTGCGAGTGTACCACCTCCGCCTAGCGGGTGATCAGTAGCAACTAAAGCTTTACCATCACCACCAGCTGTACTAAACGCATTGTTTAAAACAGCAGCAGCTTTGATTTGCTTAGTGTTTGCCATAGATCTTGCTAAAGCTTTAGTGTATCTAGCTCCAAGTCTGTCATACAAGTTATCCTCAACAGCTTCTTCAGTTAAAGCAAATGCTAAAGCAACTGTTTCGTGAGTATACCTAGAAGTATAACCTTCGTTAGCAGTATCAAATCTGACACCTGCTCCTTCAGCTTTTACTTCGGCATTACCAAAGCCCACGATTAAAGTTTCTTCTTCAAAAGCTCTATCAGAAGTTTCTGTATCGAAAATTTCTGCATGTTCAGCCTCGTACCTTGAATACTCCATACCGAACAATGCATTTAAACCAGGCTCTAATTCTTTCGCTAGTTGCGCTCTATTAATTGCCATTATTAAACTCCAGTTTTGTCTCGATAGAAGTGTTCATTAATTGTAACAATAGCATTCACATTAGCAGAACCAAGTTCGTTATTACTTGGATCGCCAGAGAATCCCATGATTCTTAGCTGTGCAGATGTAGCAGCCGTAGTAGCAGATACTTCTACTGCTGACATACCAGTTTTGGTAGAGCCAGAAGTATAAGAAATGTCTGCATTTAGACCGACATCAGTTTGAGCTAAAGAACCAGCACATTGTACTTCAAATACAGCGTCAGGATCATCTTCAACGAATGCTACGATATCAGACGAGCTTGTTCCATCAGGAAAATGAGATGAAAACACAGTTTCACCATCAGAATTAGTGAATTTACATCCTCTAAATATTCCTAATATTTCATCACCAGCTGCAGCTACTAAAATAGTACCAGCATTGGTCATTTTTACAGGATCGCCTGAAAAGATATTTCCAGATGCACCAGTTGCAATTGAATATTCAGTTACTCCGCCATTAGCGACACCAGAACCCAATTTACCCACAAGGCGCAATCCGAAAGCAGCATCTTTATTAGCCATAATATGTCACCTATATCATAAAAGATAAATTTAAGCGGTAGAGATTAATCTCTTTTACCGCCACCAAAAGTTACGCTTGATTTTCTCTCTGGTCTTAAGATCGGAGAGCTTGGGTCAGATTCCTTCATGAGATCATTGTCAACCGCATCTTGTTGCGTTTGGGCACGTTGTTCAAAATAGGCATTCCTTTCGTCACGTGTCTCATTTGGTATCTTAGCCAATAATAAACCTCCAACAGAAACAACACCAGCGTGCTTTCCATCGTCAAGCGTGGGAATTTCAAAATCTCCTAGCTCTTCGGCTCTAACAAGGTCGAAACCTTCTCTTAACCTAGCTGTGACATTCTTCTTATCTTCCTGTCCAACGATTTCAGCCCTAATCCACCTGTATTCATATCCTTCAGGTGCGGGTGGTGTCTCCAACATTGATGGAGGTTGCCAAGGTTTGCGAGCAACTTTCTTAGCTCGGGTGTCTGCAGAACGTGAAGTTCTGTTTTGTAATTCTTTTTCTTTAGTCATATTAACCTCTTTTAACGTATTTTGCATATTCTTTTAACGGAACATTTAATCTTTTTGCCATAACAACTTCAGACGGACTTAACCTAATCTGTCGTTTTCCTCTTGGCGCAGAGTCTGCCCTTACAGCAGAAGCTACTTTTTGTTGAGGTTTTTTGACATCTGTTTCTTGCACATCAAACTTATGTGGAAACTCTTCCCGCATCTGTTTATCTATTTCTTCATAAAAAGAATCAGACGAAGGATCTTTCCCACTCTCTACAAGCTCTCTGTTAATTTTAAATGCTGCAAAAGTCATGGTCTCGTCCTCTCCAAACCAAGTGTTATTTTCTGCCCAAGCTTCCGCTTTAGGTTCAGGTTTTGGTGTTGGAGCTGGAGTAGTTTGCTCTGGCTCTACAACATTTTGTAAATTTTGTTTTGATTGCTGAACGTTATTTTGCTGTACCGCAATATCAGCAATTATTCTTTGTGCTTTTGCTGCTTTTTCATAATCCCCACTTTGCAAAGCATCCGCTAAAGCAGCATTTGCTTGTACTTCTTGTGCTTCTAAAGTAGAGGTTTTTGCCTCTAAATAATTTGCATCAGAACTTGCAGCTTTTTGTCTTAATATTTTAAGTTCTTTATCTTTTTCAGCAGCATAAGAATAAGCTGACTCTGAAGCCCTTTCTGCTTCTCTTAATTTTTTTGTGAGTTTATTTATTCTTTTTTGAACATTTTCAGAATAGTTTTGAAGCTCCTCTTCAGGTTCTTCTTTAGCTTCTACTTCTTCTGATTCAGTTTCTTCTGCTACTTCTTCTGGTTGCTCTTCAGTTAGCTCACTAACTTCTTCAGTAGGTTCTTCTTGAACCTCTAAATCTATTAACTCGCCTTCTTCTGTAGCACTTTCAACTTCTGTAGTCATTGCATTATCAGTCATAGTTACTCCTAAACGGCTATTATATCTTCAGGATCTAATATGGTTGCGATCACTTCATCATCGTTAATAATTCTGCATTCTGCATCATCACCAAGTTTGAATCTTGCTCCCGCATATCTACCAATTAAAACCCATTGTTTTTCTTCACACCAAGGTTCAGAAAATCTTGAAGCATCCTTATAGCAGTCTGGCCCCATCTTCACTACATAGCCAACTACAGTAGCTAGACTTTCTCTATCTACAGTTTGTTGAACTAGATGTATACCACCCTCTGAAACACCCTTACCTTTATAGGGTAAGATAAGAATCCTCCAACCTGTTGGTTGTGGCATTCTTTCTAAGAGGGATTTATTTAAAAGCTCAGGATCTAAAACTCTTTTTTCAGCGTCTACATAAGCTGATTCTTGTTCTTTTTCTTTTTCTTCAGCGATATGATTAGGAACTAATACCTTTGTCATCTTCGATTTTTACCATTTTGTTTAGCAACTCATTTAAATCACTTTCTACATCGGCTAGTGAGTTGATTCTGCCACGTAGAAACTCATATTCTTGCATATCTTTTACGCCATTTAAAAGCACACTAGATATGTCTTCTTTTCGTTGTGCTAGTCTATTTTTAAGTTTTTCAACTAAGACAACAAAATCCATTAATAAATACCAGAAAACTTAGTTCCAAACTCTGCAATACCTGCTCCTTTTGACTTGCCTTTACCCATGCCAGGTTTGGCAGCGGTGTTAGCATCAAAAGTTTCTTGTTTGGCAAAAGGAACACTACCCTTGTTAGAGTATGAGTTTACTTTTTTTACCGTTGGTGTTTTCTGACTTTTTACGTCTGTTCTTTTAATCATGTCGCTATTTTAAAACCATTTAGAAGAAAAACACAACACTATTTCTTTCTGGATCTTCTTATGGATTCTTTTCCCGCTTTGAAAATTGCAGCTACTGCTTTTTTACCCATAACTTTTGCTCTCTGTTCTCCTACCGTCAGTATCTGTATTTTTCTTGCAAATGGTTTTTTTATTTTTTTTACTTTAGCTACAGTATTTCTAGCATCTGTAGGTGTAGCAAATTTAATACTAACGGTATCTTTTGGATTTTCATCTGTATAAAGTCTTCTACCGCTTCCTTTAGGTTTTTTACCTGTGCCTTTTTTTGGATCTCTAGCCATAATTACCTACCTTGTCCTCTATACCTTTTGAATTGTTTTTTATGGTGTTTATTTCTAGGGACTGTATTAGAACTTCTACCGTTGCCTTGAGATGTATGTTTAGTTTTTCTACGATTAGGGTCAACCGTTGTGACTTCTCTTTTTTTTGCCATTAATTTTTTTGTTGAAAAAGTTCTTTCTGTTGTGCAAGTCTTCGTAAGGCAGTTTCGTTTTTCATTTCTTGTATATCTTCAGAAGTATTTATTCTCTCTCTATCTATCATGTCTTGTCGTAGAGCCTCATCTTTTCTTCTTTCTTGATCCGCTAAGAATTGTCTGTTCTCTTGCGTTAGCTCTTGACCTTTTAAAGCTAATTCTTGTTTTCTAATAGTTACAAGTGGATCTTCATCAGAAGGAGAAGCAACTTTAGCTGTATACTCAGTTACAAGTTCAGCAAGTATTGGAGATGAGAATTGTGCCAAAATATCGCCCGCTTGCATTTGTATTTCTACAGCTTCTGCTTCGGTAGCATTTTCTAATTGTGCAACCAATTGATCATATTGTGCTTTGATCTCTGGTGGCATTTGTTGCTCTGCAATTATCTCAGCCTTAAATTGTAAATGCTGCATAATGTGTGCGTGTATGGTCGCTTGAACTTCCGCATTAGATTGAACAGGTTGTGTGTTCAAAAGACTCATGTGTATTGCGATATGTGCATCATGGTTTTGTTGTTTAAAAGCTTGTGCAGGTTGTGCCATTATTAACATGGTATTTTCCATACCTGCTTCCATAGGCATAGGGTCATTTGGAGGCGGTGGTACAAGTAATTGATCTATATTATCCACACCTATAGCAGCGTACATTCTTCTATAAGATTCGTATACACCAGTAGCCCCATGTATCTCTGGATTAGATGCGACCAATTGCATCATTTCTTGAGCCATAGATATTCTTTGTGATGTACTAAAAATGTCAGGGTTTGATACAGGAATAATATCTATTCGTTGATCAAAATCAGTAGCTTTTATTTGTGTATTTGGACCTACTTGATATGGATATTCTGAAGGTAAAAAATCCTGAAATATTTTAGCCAACATTTTAAATTCTTTCTTTTGTGCAGAGTGCAATCTTTTATGTATGGCTGAAATAACTTTGGTAGATCTTTCTAGTAAAGCTAAAGTAGTGCCAACAGGAGCTTGTGGATTACCTTGTCCTACGTTTATTTCTGCAATAGATGCAAACTGTTTACCCGCATCGACAAGCGTTCCTAACAAAGCATACAAAGTTTGGCTTGGTTCTTTAAATGGCAACGGTTGTATTGCTTCTTTCAAAGTGCCTCCGGGCGCATCTACATCTCTAAACTCTCCAGGCTGTATTGGTGTGTCTTCATCTCTAATCCTAATACCCCTAGTTTTGAAGCCACTTGGTAAGTTAGATAATGTGCCTGCATCTATAAGTTGTCTAAGTATGGAGGTTGACGCTTTAGATAGCCCACCGATCATGTGCGTCAACCCAAAACCGTAAAAGCCTAGACCAGGTAAAAATTTAAAATGCACAAAGTAATCTATTTTTTGTTTTAAAGGATCTTGTTCATCAAAGTTTCTTCTGATTGACAAAATTTTATTTGAATAGGTATCTATGGTAACTATGTATGGCAACTTCAAACCTGTTGCTTCATCATCATCATTCTTATCTTCGTAGCCTTCTAGATCTAAATTACAATGCACTTCATATAAAACAGATATCTCGCTATCTCCATAACTATCTTGTATACCTGTTAATTCTTCTATTTCTTCTTTTACTTCTGAACTTTCATCATCATCTGAACCTGTCAGATCTATGTCCATATAAAATCCTGACATTTGTAATTTTTTAACTTCGTTCTCAGGCATCTTAATTACATTAGTAATTCTTGGGCAAGTCTCCA